CTCCGGGCGGGGCCGTTTTTTTGTGCGACGATCGGAACGTCCGTTCGACCGAAGGGAGACGCCGTGAGCGAGACGACAGAGCAGCCCGGTGAGGAGGCTGCTGCGGAGGAAGGCGCTGCGGAGGAAGGCACGGAAGCCACGCCCGAGCCGGAAGGCGACGAGGGTGGAGGCGACGAGGGCGAGTCCGCCGCCTAGCGCATGAGGGCCGCGACGGTCTGCTCGGTCCCGGGGTGTCTGACGCCGGCGTTGCCCGGCCGTGCGGGCTGTGCTCGCCACACCCGGAGGCACGACAGCAGACCGTCGCGGAGAGTTCGGGCTCAGGCGCTCGCGCGAGCGCGCTTCCGCTGCGAACGCTGCGGCCGGCCCACCAGGACGGTGCACCACGTCGACCGGATCGAGGCGGGCGGCGCCCCGGTCGCGAAGCTCGACCGGCTCGAGGTCGTCTGCGACGACTGCCACCAGGACGACAACCCGTTCCGGTCCCGGTCCGTGACGTGACGGACCCGGTCCGTGAGAAGCGCCGCTGCTCGCAGAAGACGGCGAAGGGGAAGCCGTGCAAGGGCTGGGCGGTCGAAGGCTCCGACCGCTGCGTCGCGCACCTGTGCCTGATCCACAAGACGACGTTCACGCCGCAGCTGGGCGCGACGATCATCGGGCAGCTGCAGGCCGGGATGCACCTGGCCGTCGTGCTGGCAGCGAACGGCGTCGGCCGCTCGACGTTCTACGAGTGGCGGGAGAAGGGACGGCCCGACCAGACGAAGCCGGAGAACGAGGAGTTCCGCGAGTTCCGCCGGCGGATCGACCAGGCGCGGGCGCAGGGCGAGGTCGCGCTCGGGATGACGCTGGCGGCCGCGGGCAGGCGCGACCCGAACTGGGCGGCGTGGCTGCTCGAGCGGCAGTACCCGGAGCGGTGGGCGAGGGCCTCGCAGCGCACGCTCGTCGAGGTCGACGAGGAGGAGAAGGTGGAGGCGGAGAATGACCCGCTGCGGGAGGTGATCGAGCTTGCGAAGGAGCGGAAGCGGCGACGGCGCGGTTGAGCTTCAGACGTTCGAGAAGTTCTGCGCCGGGCTGAGGCTCGCCGACGACGCGGGGCCGATGATCCTGGAGCCGTTCCAGCGCACGCTGCTCGGCGACTACTTCGACGGCGTGATCGAGACGGTCGTGCTGCTGTCGAAGAAGAACGGGAAGACGACGCTGCTGGCCGCGCTCGCCCTGTACCACCTGCTGTTCGAGGACGACGCCGACGTCGTGATCGGCGCATCGAGCCGCGAGCAGGCCGGGATCATGTACGAGCAGGCGGTCGGGTTCGTGAGGCGGTCGGAGCAGCTGTCGAACCTGATGGTGCCGCGCGGCGGCTACCGGGCGATCTTCACGGCGGACCCGAAGGACGCGGGCCGGATCCGCGTGCTCGCCTCCGACTCGGACACGGCGGACGGGGTGCTGCCGACGCTGGCCCTCGTCGACGAGCTCGGCCGGCACAAGAAGCCCGACCTGTACGGCGTCTTCCGGGACGGCCTCGGCGCCCGCGACGGGCAGATGGTGACGATCACCACCGCCGGCGAGCACCCGGGCACGCCGCTGGGGCAGCTGCGCGCCGAGGCGCGGCGGCTGCCGACGACCCGGCAGGGCCGCTACACGTACGCGCGCCACCCGAACGCGATCTTCGCGATGCACGAGTGGGCGCTCGAGGAGGACGACGACGTCCACGACCTGGAGCTCGTCAAGTCGGTGAACCCGCTCGGGTCGAACACGATCGAGAAGCTGCGCCAGCGGCACGACTCGCCGTCGACGCTGCCCTGGCAGTGGGCGCGCTTCGCGTGTGGGATCTGGCTGTCCGCCGAGGGCTGGTGGATCAGCCCGAGCGACTGGACGGAGCACGAGACGCCGATGCCGCTCTCGGAGGGCGACCGGATCACGCTCGGGTTCGACGGGTCGCGCTTCCACGACGCGACCGCGATCGTGGGCTGCCGGATCGAGGACGGCCAGCTCGAGCTGCTCGGCCTGTGGGAGTCGCCGCGCGGCGCGAAGGAGTGGGAGGTCCCGGGCGGCGAGGTCGACAGCCGCCTCGGCGAGGTGATGGAGACGTACCGGGTGGTGCGCGGCTACTTCGACCCGCCCTTGTGGCAGTCCGAGATCGACGCCTGGGCGCACGAGTTCGGCGAGAACGCGGTGATGCGCTTCTGGACGAACCGCAGCCGCTTCCTCGCCGCCGCCGAACGGTTCCGCACCGACCTGGTCGGCGGCCTCGTCTCGCACACGCGCGACGACGACCTGACCCGGCACGTCACGAACACGCAGCTGCGCGAGGTGCGCGGCGGCTACCAGCTGACGAAGGGCCGTGGCGAGCTGGAGTCGAACGACGCGGCGATCGCCGCCGTGCTCGCCTACGAGGCCCGCTGCGACCTGCTCGCCAACGCGAAGCCAGAGCGGTCGAAGGTGCCGGTGACGTTCTAGTGGGCGACGCGGCGAGAAAAGGACGCGCCACAAGAGCTCCTAACGGGCTGCTGTGGCTCCGGCACACCTTCCCCTCGCTGCTCAGGCGTGTCTCACGGCGGCATAGGTGCTCGCCGCCTGGACAGACAACCGCGTCCGCTGCAACCATGAGCACCTATGAGGGCAGCGGAGGCGGCATCGTCGTGACGATCACCGAGAACACGAGCGTCGCGGCCGGGGCCGTCGCAGGTCAGGCCACTCCTGACCGGCCCCGGCTGCGGCTGATCGAGGGCGGCCGCAAGTGAGCGCCGTCCAGACCGACGTTGAGACGCTGCGCGACACGTTGCTCTCGGCCCTCGCCGAGCGGCGCGCGAAGCTGAAGAAGCTGGACGCGTACTACAAGGGCGAGCACAAGCTCGTGTTCGCGACCGCGAAGTTCCGCGAGGTGTTCGGCAACCTGTTCGGCGGGCTGTCCGACAACTGGTGCGACCTCGTCGTCGACGCGAGCGCGGAGCGGCTGAAGGTGAACGGGTTTCGCTTCGAGGCCGACGACCAGGGCGACGCGGACGCCTGGGAAATCTGGCAGCGGAACGGCCTCGACGCCGAGTCGGAGCTCGCCCACACCGAGGCGGTGAAGCTCGGCTGCTCGTACGCGCTGGTCGCGCCCGACGACGGCGGCCTGGCCGGGATTCAGCTGGAGCCGCCAGCGAACGCGATCGTGCTCGTCGACCCGGCCCAGGGCCGTCGCCGCCTCGCGGGCCTGCGCTACTGGGAGGACGAGTACGAGGTCGAGCACGCCGTCCTCTACACGCCGAGCGACGTCGTCTGGTGGGAGAAGCAGGGCGACGCGGGCGACTGGCAAGTGTCCGACGTCGGCTCCGGGACGAACGCGCTGGGCGTGGTGCCGCTGGTGCCGCTGCCGAACGCGCCCACGCTGCGCGAGCGCCAGGGCCGCTCGGACATCGAGCGGGTGATCCCGCTGCAGGACGCCGTGAACAAGCTCTGCGCCGACATGATCGTCGCCAGCGAGTTCGCCGCCTTCCCGCAACGCTGGGCGACGGGCGTGGAGGTGCCGGTCTACCCGGAGGGCGACCCGAACGCCGGCAAGCCGATGCCGTCGATGATGCCGTTCCTGGGCGGCGCCGACCGGGTCTGGACGGTCCCGGACGAGGCGGCGAAGTTCGGCAACTTCGCGGTCAGCGACCTGACGATCTACGTGCGCGCGATCGAGATGCTGATTCAGCACGTCGCCGCGCAGACCAGGACGCCGCCGCACTACCTGCTCGGCGCGATGGGAAGCTTCCCGTCCGGCGAGTCGCTGAAGGCGACCGAGACCGGCCTGGTCGCCAAGGTGCGGCGCAAGCAGACCTCGTTCGGGGAGGGCTGGGAGGAAGCGATCCGGCTCGCGTTCAAGGTCGAGAACGACGAGAAGCGGGCCGAGAGCTTCGAGTGCGAAGTGATCTGGGAGAACCCGGAGTCGCGCTCGATCGCCGTGATCGCCGACGCCGCCGTGAAGCTCGACTCGATCGGGATTCCGCGCACCGCCCTGTGGGAGTTCGTGGGCGCGACGCCGCAGCAGATCGAGACCTGGCTGGCAGAGGGAGCGGCCCCGATCGGGCCGCCGGTGAGCGCGCGGGTGACGATCCCCGCGACCCCGGCCGAGGCCGCGGCGCTGACGCCCGGCCCGGTCCCCGAGCAGCTCCCCGTAACACCGAACGAGGGAGGCCCAAGTGGCTGAGGAAGCAGGCGAAGCGGGCGCGACGCCCGCCGAGGCCCCGACCCCGGAAGAAGGCGCGACGCCCGCCGGGCAGTCGACCGAGGGCGCGAAGCCCGAGGACGGCGAAGACACCGGAAAGCTCCGCGACGCTGGCAAGGCGGCGCTTGAGCGGGAGCGGGAAGCGAGGCGCGAGGCCGAGCGACGCGCGACCGAGGCCGAACGGCAGCTCCAGTCTCTCCAGGACGAAGGGAAGACGGAGCTGGAGCGGGCAGTCGCCCGCGCCGATCGCGCCGCCGCCGAGCTGGAGCAGGAACGCGCCAACAGGTCGAGGCTGGAGGAGCAGGTCGCCGCCGGCGAACTGCTCGAGCTGAAGCGGTCGATCGCCTCCGAGATGGGTGTGCCGCAGGACGCGGCGCACCGCCTGGAGGGGA